CACAATATCCCATATAATAAGCTTGACTATAATTACAAGTGTCATTATAAATTTAATCTTAACGAAAGGAAATAAATATGAGTAGAATAAGACTAAACAATGAAAAACGAGATAAACTTTTTAAAGTTGCTCGTAATTTCAGAATGAATGATACTACTGATGTTAAACTTGAAAAAATGCGTCAAGCCAAAGAGAATTGCGATAATGACTTGCCAAAGTTTTTTCAGATTGCAAAAGATATCGTTCAAAGGGCATATCCAGTTGAGCATTGTGATACATTAAATTATTTCAAGGGGTTGTATGGTTCCCCTTGTGATGTTGTTGCAAAAGATAGTTGTTATTATTTTGCATATACTGACCAAGATAATGTTGATGACAATGGGCAACCCATAGAGAATAAAAAACATTTTGACTTTAAATTAAATGGTTCTCTAAATGGTAGTGAGTATAATCGTGATAATGATTTTGCTTATGCCTATTATCGTGATGAGTTGATTGCGAATGATTGCAACCCAGATATCAAGATTGAGCAAGAGGATAATCAAAACAACCCACATTTAACAAAGCATGTTGATAAGTGTGATAAGTTTTTGGGGTTCTCTAATCATAATGATAATGATATTTCACTTGCTAGAGATTGGCAAAATAAATATCAAGTTGATGTCATTGGTACTTCTTATTGTCGTTCTCGTTCTATTGCTTGTAATTACGAGGAATTTCAATCAATGGAAAAAATGCTCGTTTGTAAATCAGAACTTGTTAGAACTCACAATGATTTTATCAAGGGTGTAATTGCTGATATGAATGATGTTAAGGGTGTTTTAAAAGAAATGAAATATCTTGAGGGGGGTGTTGAATTCGTGAACGAGTTTGCACAATCTAACATTGTTGATGAGGCACAAATTATCAGAAGTGAGGGCATGGGGTTGACTATTTATAACCCAGAGAATGCACTTCAAAGGATAATGGAAAGAAGAAAGACACAACCTACACGAGAAGAAAAAATCGCTATGGCTATGCAAATGCAACAAGAACAAGCCTTAAATTAAGGCTATTGACAATCTGGGATATTTTAATAATATCCCAGATAACGAAAGGATAAAAAAATGGATAAACTAAAACACGATACATTAAACATTGGGGATAGGTTTAAAATTTCTTTTACACCTAAAACAATGAATGATGATATTTTGGAAGATTGGCAAATGCAACCGACTTTCCGAAATGCAATTTGGACAGAAGATTGTCTAATTGATAAGCATAAGACTAAAGGTCATAACTACATTAAATATTTTGATTTAATGAGAGATGACATAAGAACAGCCTCAACCGAGTATGGTAGAGCATTTATAACTTTAAATGGCAAAAGTTATATTTTAAATAAACACGATAACTTAAACGAAAGTGAGAATGATGATAGATAAAGTAAATGTAGATAAAGACTTAATGTTTTTTAATAAAGATAAAGGCAAAAAAGTCTATGAAATTAAAACAGAAATTCAGCGATATTTAACTTTTCAAGTTGTTGCTGATAATTCAGATGAGGCTTTTGAGAAGTATCTTGACCATGCAAAAGTTGATGTTGTTGATGATAGCTTTTCAACAGAAATAGTTTTATCTGGTCAAGATGAATACGACCAATATCACGACACAGTTTGTATTGGTACTATTAAAGTTGATGATGATGATGAGGCTTATGTTAGTTGTGAAATAAAAAAAGATAAACCTCTAATCTTAACAAAAGAAATGGAAGTGAAATAATGAATATCTTTAATATACTTTTATATTCTGGAACCCTACTCATAGTAGTAGGGTTTCTAGGTTTCTTATATTCAGAAATGAAGTTAAGAGAAGTTGACAGAAAGTTAGCTGAAAATCAAAGGTTCATTGACGCATTGTTGAGAGCTCAACAAGTCCAAAATATACGAAAGGATATTCGTAAATGAAAGACTACTGTCAAAATCCTTTATGCTATCAGTATGATACAAAGGATAGAATACGAGGTGTAAAGGGTAGCAAGGTTTATCAAAATAGATTAGTGAGTAGCACCTATTATCATGGTTGTTGTACATTAAGATGTTTAGATGATTACTTAAATATTTATATGGATAGATTTATAAATTATATTGGTAGACTAACCGAAACACCTACACGCCCAATAGATACTAATTATGATTGGGCAACCATTAGAGATAATCTTAAAAGATTAAAAGACAATCAATAACTTGTTGCGAGGGGCTTGTTGCCCCTCGCTTTTTTTCGTGGTACCTCAATAGAGGTACCACGACTATTTCCAAAAAAGTAAAGTACGAAGTACATTAATACTTATTATATAGTTAAGTAACTTAATATATGTGTATATTATGTTGATTTAGACATTTAATCAGAGTAAAAACGTTTTCACCCCCATAAGGTTATTTATGCATGATATAAAAAATATTATAAAAAATTTAAACGTTTCCGAGCTACCTCCTGAGACCAGACGAGAATTAAAAAAATATTTAGTACAAAAAGATATTAAACAAAAGCATTCTTTAATTAAGAGTGACTTTATGCATTTTGTTAAACACATGTGGCCAGACTTTATAGAGGGGGACCATCATAAAGTTATTGCAGAAAAATTTAATAATTTAAAATCTGGAAAGATTAAGAGACTCATTGTAAATATGCCACCCAGACATACAAAGTCTGAGTTTGCATCTTTTCTACTACCCGCCTGGATGATTGGTAACAGACCAAAATTAAAAATAATTCAAGCAACTCACACAGCTGAACTTGCTGTTAGGTTTGGTCGTAAAGCTAAACACTTAATGGATAGCGAAGAGTACAAAGAAGTTTTTCCAACTAGACTACAAGAAGATAGTAAAGCCGCCGGTCGCTGGCAGACAGCACAAGGGGGCGAGTATTTTGCAGTAGGTGTCGAGGGTGCAGTTACTGGTCGTGGTGCTGATCTACTAATCATTGATGATCCACATTCTGAGCAAGATGCAATGAATGCTAAATCTTTAGAGCGTGCTTACGAATGGTACACCTCTGGTCCTAGACAAAGGCTTCAACCTGGCGGAATGATTGTACTGGTTATGACAAGATGGAATACAAAAGATTTGACAGGAATGTTACAGGCTGCACAAAAAGAACCTAAAGCAGATCAATGGGAAGTTGTAGAATTTCCTGCAATCCTACCAAGCAACAAACCTGTTTGGCCAGAGTACTGGGAACTAGAACAATTGTTAAATGTTAAAGCATCAGTTGCACTTCCAAAATGGAATGCACAGTATATGCAAAACCCAACATCAGAAGAAGGTGCTTTGATCAAAAGAGATTGGTGGAAGAAGTGGCCAGAGGATAGAGGAATTCCAAACTGTGATCATGTCATACAATCTTACGATACAGCTTTTTTAAAAAGAGAGTCTGCTGACTTTAGTGCAATTACAACGTGGGGTATTTTTCGTGAGAACGAAGACTCACCTCATCAATTGATTTTACTCGATGCAGTTAAGGAAAGATTTGAATTTCCAGAACTAAGGCGTGAAGCATTAAAATTATATAAATACTGGGAACCTGAAACTGTACTAATTGAGGCTAAGGCTGCTGGATTGCCATTAACATATGAGTTAAGAAATATGGGAATACCTGTAGTCAATTTCACTCCGTCTCGTGGAAACGACAAACATGCTAGAGTTAACGCTGTTGCCCCGTTATTTGAAAGTGGTCAAATTTGGGCACCTACTCATTTACAATTTGCTCAAGAAGTTATAGAAGAGTGTGCATCATTTCCTTTTGGAGATAATGACGATTTGGTGGATAGCACAACTCAAGCGGTAATAAGATTTAGACAAGGAGGATTTTTGAACCACCCAGAAGATTATAAAGATACTCCAAAACTAATAGATACAAAACAATACTATTAATGAAAAACCCAACTCTAGTTAAAAACATGAAAAATGTTAAATGGAAAGAAATCCCTCCAATCAAGGGACCTGACGCTAGAGGCTTGATTAAACAACCAAAAGAAGATAAACAAGATAAACTGGAGAAAATAAATGGCAGACGTAGATAAATCCTTACCGAATGTAAGACAAAACATAACTGTTCCCTCAGAACAAGAACAAATGGAAGTAGATACTGCCATTCAGGAATCTATGCCTGATCCAAACAGTACCGAGATTACAGAAAACGAAGATGGTTCAGTAGATATTAATTTTGAACCAGGAGCAGAAGCACCAGAAGGTGCAGACAATCATTACGCTAACTTAGCATCCTTGTTGCCAGATTCTATCCTCGAGCCTCTAGGATCTGAGTTGTATGCAAACTACACAGATTACAAAGAGTCAAGAAGAGAATGGGAACAATCTTATAGTAAAGGTTTAGATCTTTTAGGATTTCAGTTCGAACAAAGAACAAGACCTTTCCAAGGAGCATCAGGTGCAACGCATCCAGTTTTAGCTGAAGCGGTTACTCAGTTTCAAGCACAAGCGTATAAAGAATTATTACCAGCGAATGGTCCGATCAGAACTCAGATACTAGGACAAGCTACACCTGAAAAGCAGGATCAAGCAACTAGGGTCTCTAACTTTATGAACTATGAAATCATGAATGTAATGAAAGAGTACGAGCCAGAGTTTGATCAGATGTTATTTTATTTACCACTCGCAGGTTCAACATTTAAAAAAGTTTATTATGACGATTTACTGGGACGAGCTGTATCAAAGTTTGTTCCTGCAGATGACTTAGTCGTTCCGTATTCTGCTACCTCATTAGAAGATGCGGAAGCGATCTGTCATATGGTTAAAATTTCAGAAAACGATTTGCGTAAACAACAAGTTGCAGGATTCTATAGAGACATAGAATTATTTTCTCCTTACGCAGAAGAATCTGAAGTCAAGAAAAAAGAAAGAGAACTAGAAGGAACAAGAATGACAGGACAACAAAAAGACAACGCTATGTATACGTTGATCGAATGTCATGTCGATCTTGATTTAGAAGGTTTTGAAGATAGAGGTGAGGACGGAATACCTACAGGTATAAAAGTTCCTTACATCGTAACCATAGATAATGGCTCAAGAAAAGTTTTATCTATAAGAAGAAACTATAAGGTAGACGATCCAAAGAAAAATAAAACTCAATACTTTGTGCATTTTAAATTTTTGCCAGGTTTAGGTTTTTATGGTTTTGGATTAATACATATGATCGGTGGTCTAACAAGAGCAGCAACAGCTGCCCTTAGACAATTGATCGATGCTGGAACACTCTCCAACTTACCAGCAGGATTTAAACAAAGAGGTATCAGAGTGAGAGATGATGCCCAGTCACTTCAACCAGGTGAGTTCAGAGATGTAGACGCACCAGGTGGAAATCTAAGAGACGCTTTTATGCCGTTACCATACAAAGAACCATCACAGACTTTATTACAGTTGATGGGTATTTGTGTATCGGCTGGACAGAGATTCGCATCAATTGCTGACATGCAAGTTGGTGATGGGAACCAGCAGGCCGCTGTTGGAACAACTGTAGCTCTTTTAGAACGTGGTTCAAGAGTCATGTCAGCGATCCACAAGAGACTGTATGCATCAATGAAAAATGAATTCTCATTATTAGCTGATGTCTTCTCAACTTATTTACCACCTGTATATCCATATGATGTAATCGGTGGTAACAACGAAATTAAACAACAAGACTTTGATGATAAGATAGATGTTTTACCTGTTGCAGATCCTAATATATTTTCTTCAACGCAAAGAGTATCTATTGCACAAACAGAATTACAGCTGGCACAGTCTAATCCACAGATTCATAACTTGTATGAAGCGTATAGAGACATGTATGAAGCAATTGGTGTTAAAAATATTGACACAATCTTGCCACCACCGCCAAAACCAGCTCCAAAAAACCAAGCACTAGAGCATATTGATGCTTTAGCTGGAAAACCTTTCCAAGCTTTTACAGGACAAGACCACCAAGCCCACATTTCTGCGCATTTAGCGTTTATGGGGACGACAATGGCGCAAAATAACCCTGTAATTATGACTTCATTGGAAAAAAACATCTTTGAACACATAAATTTGATGGCAGATGAGCAAGTT